GCTTTGTAAGCTTGTGCTTGGAACTGTGTAACAGCTTCTGCTAGTACTGGGTGTGTTGCACCACTAGCTCCTTGAAATGGTTCTGTTCTGTTTTCATATTTAAACCCTAAAAGATCTAAACCTTGTGTATAAGAACTTTCCCAGTCTTTTCTTGATGCTTTGTAATCAGAATAGTTTTGAACCATTTCATTACCTATCGGATCTAAAATATCATCAGGTAAAATATCTGCTAGATTATCAAAATGATTTTCCGTGCCAGGTATGTTTATAGCTCCCGGTTCAAAGTCTATCGTTGCGCCACCATCTTCTTCTGGTGTGACCTCTACGGGTCCTTTTTCTGGTGTCTCTTCCTGTACACTAACTGTTTCTAATTCATCCTCTGAAGGAATTTTTATTTCAGTACGAGTGTTCGGGAGTCCTTTATCTATTTCTGCCATTTATTACTCCTTTGTCTTCATAGCACGTTTTAATATTCCTGGCAACCCATGAGGCGTAGGTCCAGATTTTGGTGGTGGGCCTGACGGAACACCTGCTAATTTTGCAATACCGCCGCCTGCTGCTGCAAATTCACTAAACGCAAACTCATCGCCTTTTCTTCTAAGTTCTGCTCTTTCCTCTGGTGACATTGCTCTTAATTCATTTATTCTTTTTTTAGTAAACTTGCCAAGTTGATATGCACCTTCTGCTCCTAAGCTTGCAATGCCGACTGGCGATAATCCTCTTGCTATACGAAGTGCAGTTTTTGGAGATGCTCCTAGATTTAAAAATCTTTGATAAATAGGATTAGAGGTTATCTTACTAACTTGTTTTACAAGTTGTGGTGCTAACGCAGCTTCTGTTGCAAGAGTTGCTCTATCAACAGCTGATGTTGGGTCTACACCAAATCCTGCTGTTAGTGCTAAAGTTCCTGCTGGTGTCGGTATTGCCTTAAAACCTTCTTTTAAAATACCTGGGCTAAAAAAAGGGTTAGCAAAAAATTGTCCTTGTCGAATATCAGGAATTCTAGATTTAATTAATTTTTTAAGAGCTTTATCGTCTTGTTTTTTTACAAGTTTCACCGCTTTTGTTAAATTAGGTTGTTTTATTTTTTTTACATCTTTTTTAGGTCCAGCGGCAACAAATCTAACATACTGTTCTATTGCATCTTCTATTTTATTTTGTTGTTTACCTAGTTTAATCGGTTTTATATTTGTTTCTTTAATTGTGTTTTTTGACAAACTATATTTAGGTAACACACTTCTATCTATCGTGCCTAAATTTTTAGACACGGAATCATAAATTTCATTTACTGTTTTAATAGATTTTTTTGCTGTTTTTTGGTCCCCTAATTTTATGGACTCTCTAGCTGTTCTTAATTCATTTTTTATTTTTTTAAAAATATTATTTTTTGCTTTAGCGCCTAAAACATTAAAATTAAAATCTTGCGTGGTTATACCAACTTTTCTCAAAGCATCAGGGTCTCCAGTTATAGTTCCAGGTGTAATGCCTTGAAAGTGTTCAAAACTTGGAAGTAAACTTTTAGGAATAGCTTTTCTATCAATCGCTCCTACAACAGTTCCTTTTGCTGCTTGTCCAGAAAATCTAATAGCTTTTTTAAGTGTATTATCAAGCTGTGATGGTGTTAAATCTTTATAAATTTTTGGATCTAAATTCATTAATTCTTGTTGTGCTTTTCTATAAACCTCTCCACTTTTTTGATCAAATTTTGTGCCTTTTGGTTTAACTCCTTTTAAAATTTCCTCTAAAGCACCTTCTTTTTTTAATCCAAGATAATATCTATAAAGCTGTTGGTTTTTTGATTTTGTAAGTTTATTTTCATAAGACTTACCTGTTAAGTCAGTTGCCATCTGTGATATGGTTCTTTTTTGGTAGTTGTCAGCAAAAAATTGTTTTTCAGCTAAAGTTAAATTAGTTTTAGCGGATTGGCCTGTTTTTATCTTAAAACTTTTATCTTTATATTTTTTTGGTAGTTCTTCTATTACTTTATTTATAGTTGACTCATCTGCTTTAAATTCTGATCTTAAATTATTAACATTAAATTTATATTTTTCTTTAGGAAATAATTTTGTTTTTTCAAAATTATCTATTTTTTTAATTAATTCATCTTTAATAAATTTTCTTTTTTTTGTCCCTCTTGCAAGGTTTGCTTTTTGTGCTTCTATTGGATTAAAATTTTTTATTTTAGTTCCATCTTGAAACGCCATTCGTTCGTTATCAATTTGTTTACTACGAATTAGCCTGTCTAGTTCTGGATTGTCGTCGTATACGTTGGACAACTGTAACATTTTTTTACCAAAGTCCACGTTATTCTCCTAACATGTAAGCTAAGCCACCTGATGCTTTTTTCTCTCGAGCAACTTGTTCTATTATTTCTTGTTCAAGTTCTTCTTTGCCAATGCTACCTTCTCTAACAACTTCATCAGGAACACCATCCTCAACATCTTTCATCTTACCATCAATGTCTGGTCTTGCAGTAAACTCTTCATACTCATCTACAACTTTTCTACCTTTTGTTGTTTCATCAGCTACGCCTGGTTTGTATGTCATGTAGACTTCTTCTGCTATTCCTGCTTCGTCGCCACCAGGTATCATAGCTTCTTTAGTTTTTTTAATATCTATTTTTCCTGTATCAAGATCAATATCCATTTCATAATCTTTATAACTGTAAGATTCTGATCTTTCTTTTGGACCAGCAAATTTTTTTCCTAATGCTCTGATTCTATCCACAAGGTTAAAAAAATATGGTGGAGCACCGCTTGCAACATCTACTGCTTTTTCTACTACAGGCGCTGCAACTTCTGCACCTTTAAAAAATTTACCTACTACAGGTAATGCTGTAAGACCTCCCATAATTTTCATGAACGTTCTTCTGTCCATACCTTTTTTAAAACCAATACGTCCACCGTCTGCCATGTCTTCTGGTTCTGGTTTTGGCATATTTTTAAATCTTTGTTTTGACAAACCTGTGTATGCTTTATCGTAAAAATCTAATCTTTCTTTTGTAGGAAGGTCATCGTAAACTTTACCCATTCTTGCAGCTAAATTTTCTGCAACTAATTCTGCATCAACTTTTATATCATTTGCAAATCCTGGTGAAGCATCTTCTATCGCTTCCATTAAATTCATATCTTCTACTTCTTCTCCAAAAGATTTACCAAACTTAGCTTCAATAACGTTATCTTTTTTAATTGATGGTGCTTGTTTCATTTTTACTTTGTTGCCTGCTTTGTTCATCTCAAGCATATATTTTAACTGGCCTTCACTAAATCTATCTAAGTCTACACCTTGTTTTTGTGCTGACATTACGTATGACTGAAATCTTTTTTGAGCAAGTGCTCTTACACTATCACCGATTGACATGATACCAGAAGCTCCGCCAGATCCTCTTATGGCATCTTTTAATATTAAGTTGTACAGTGCTTTTAATCCACCAATAGGCATTATTTTTTTCTAATTCCTGTTTTAATTTGTGTTTTAAATTTTCTAAGATCTTTTTTCTTGTCTCCTGCTTTAAGTAAAACAGCTACCCCACCTCTTTGTATAACTTTAGATCCTGGTTTAAAGAAGGGAGATTTTTGTAAAGCGCCTGGAACGTTAGTGGTTGCACCAGCAAATCTTCCTCTGTTTTTTCTAAACTCTTTTATTTGTGAAGCTGTTCTATCTCTTCTAGTTTGAGTTCTGTCTATACGAGCTTTTCTTGGATCTGTTTCATAACTTTCAGTAGTTACTCCTCTTGGATTTTTTTTCTTTTTTCGTATGTATTGTTTTTGTAATTTGTCTTTTGCTTTAGGTCCCGGAAATTTTTTAGATTTTTGTAAAGTTTTAATAGATTTTAAAACAGCTCCCATTCCTTTAGTCACTAGTGTCATATCAATAATATATCCTTTTTTTATAATCTGCCTTTTCCTCTACATAATCTTCAGGATGACCGATCAGACCGCCCTGTCTAAATCGCATTATGGCTTGGGTTGTAGAGTCTACCAAGTCATCATGATCGCCATAAGGGAATGAAGCACACTCCTCCACGACCTCTTCAGCAAATTTTTGCTGAGGACACCATATCATACCACTTTCAAACAAAGGTGCAACAGCATTTACACGGGCGTGCTTATCGTTGCCTTTTGATGGACTGAAGTTCACGACTGGTATATCCATTTGCCTAAGCTCGTATGTTAAAGGTAGACCTGATGCTTTTGCCTCAATAATCACAGTTTCAGGTTTCCAATAATCGTATTGTTCAAGGGCCAATCTACGTAACTCAGGGAACTCGTATCTACCTTTGATGGCATCGAGAAGTATGAGATTGGCCCCACTATCTTCGTCAGGATAAAATATACCCCAAGTCGTTATAGCACTGTAGTCTGCTGTTTCTTTTTTAAGAAACGCTGTGTCGTAAGATTGTATGACATGTTGTAGTTGTGGTATCTCTTCATCGTCATAGATTCGCCACCACTCACGTTTTAATATTGCTCCTTCTTCTGCTGTTGGATTTTGCATCCACTGTGCGTTCCATTTAGCCGTGGGCAATGTTGCTTGTACTTTCTCAAGTTCGTCTAACTTCCAATATTCAGGCCAAACTGGTTTGGGCCTTGATCCATGATCCATGATTGCTGGAAATTCAACCACGTGCCATTGATCAGCTTTTGCTTCGCTTTGATTTTTAATTAACATACCTGTTAAATCTTTTGTGCTCCAACGAGTCATAACCAAAACTATTTTACCACCTGGTTGTAAACGTTGACGTGGACCTGATGTATACCATTCGTAGGCTCCCTCTAATGCAGTCTTGGACATTGCATCTTGCTCCGAGTGCGGGTCATCAATGATTAATAAATCTGCACCACGTCCAGTAATCGCACCACCAACACCAGCTGCAAAATATTCACCACCATCTGATGTCTCCCAACGTCCTGCTGCTTTACTATCTTCTTGTAATCTTGTTTTAAAAATTTTTGTATAATCTTCCGAGTCGATAAGATTCTTTGCCTTACGTCCAAATCTTATTGCTAGTTCTGCCGTGTGTGTTGCTTGAATTATCTTGAGCTTAGGATCACGGCCCACCATCCATGCTGGCAAAAGATAAGATGCAAATTCTGATTTCGTATGCCTAGGTGGCATATTAATTATTAGGCGGTTTATTTCACCCGTAGCTAATTTATTAAATTTATCTGCAATGTGTCTGTGGTGGGACCCCTCTACAAAATCTGGCCACACACATTTTACAAAAGATAGAAAATCTAGTTTAGCCTTATTCTGTATCTTTTTTTCTGCATGTAACACTTGAAGTTGTCTAAAGGTCTTTCTGACATCTGCAGGTAATTTTTCTATATTTACCTTATTCAAGTCCATGGTACCAATAAGTTTTTATTATACACGAATGTGTAAATCATGCAATACAACCTAGAGTAGTGGGACCCCTTTTTGCAAAAAGGGGGGTGCCCCCTTGTTTATTATTAATAATTTAGGATTTAATTGGGACCCCTAGGCCCGTTAGGGCCTAGGGGAGAAAGGTTAAGCTGCCCAACGCTTGAGCGCTTTTGCCTTGATCAAGATTGCAGGACCAACAACAAAGTCGTCGTATCCAAAGGAGTATTCTTCTTTAGTAAATGTTGCACGCCAAAGCGCAGTTGCTTCAGGGTTCAATGGTAAGTTCATCAGCTTACCTTCTTCATTTATTATTAAGTAATCACCATTAGGAAATGTAATACCTTCTACATATCCACCTACAAACTCTTGAGCCGCTTTTAAATCTGGCTCATCTTTTGAGTCTGTGATTATCTTAAACTCACTTGCGTCTGTGTTTACTTTTATTTTTTCCATATTATTTATCCTTTCTAGGACTATCCTACTACATCTTCAGTAGGTCTGTCAACTATTACTTTTTGTTTATATGGTCTGCCAAAATAGTCTGTCCTAGTTTCTACTTGTACATCAATCGGAGTTTCTAGAGCCTCGGTCCTTGGGTGCAATGCAATAAACTCGTTCCAATGTTCATGCATAAAATCGGTCCAACAACCCTGACTACAAAAGTGTGACCAACAATTATCCCTATTCCAATTGTTCTCGGTTATTTTTCTAGTTCTTAAAACCTTGTTGCCCTTGTTGCCTCTAATTCTATCCTGAGTGTGATTTTTGTGGCACTTAGGACCATGACACCATTGATAAGCCATTAGTGCCTCACTTTCCACGCAGTAGTCGCAGTTCTATAACCATGTGCGTCTAAATCATAATAGACATAGTAAGGTACACCTTTTTTTGATGTGCCATATCTAGACTTGTCATCATGTTTGCCTTGTCTAGTGATGTGTTTCTTATCCTTGTTTGAGTAGTAAGTTATATAAAATGTTTTCATATGTTTTTGTTATCCTTTCTACTAGGGACAATACAGGATTGTCCCTAGTTTGTCAACCACTAATTTACAGAAACATTTTGTTGATTTCTGAACATGGCTATTTTTTCCTCTCTAGTCATCTCAACCTTGTCTTCTAAAAGACTAGCCAAATTCTCAGGACTATAAACTGATAATGCAAGACTACTACTTTCGTTCAATAC